ATCCCAATGAAGTGCCGGACTTGTATGAAGCATTTTATAAAAATACTGAACTGTTTGAAGAGCTGTATGTCAAGTATGAAAAGCGCAAAGATCTTCGCAAGAAAACTATGAACGCAGAAGATGTGTTCAAATCTGGCATACTAAAAGAGCGTACAGATACAGGACGTATCTATCTAGTGTTTATTGACAATGTAATGAACCAGGGTCCATTTGATCCCGAGTATCATACAATTTACCAGAGTAACCTATGCTGTGAAATTCTATTACCTACTAAGTCTTTTAAGCGTCTCGATGATGCTGATGGCCGCATCGCTTTATGCACTCTTGGTTCTATCAACTGGGGAGCTTTCCGAAACCCAGAAGACATGCGCCGGGCTTGTCGTATTTTGCAACGTAGTCTGTGCAACATACTTGATTACCAAGACTTCCTAAGTATCCAAAGCAAACTAAGCAACGATGAAATCCAACCATTAGGCATTGGTGTTACTAACCTAGCATACTGGCACGCCAAACGTGGATTGCGTTACGGTGAAAAAGATTCTTTACAAGATGTTAAAACTTGGATGGAACACCAAGCATTCTACTTAACGGAAGCAACAGTTGAGTTGGCAAAAGAACGAGGCGCTTGCTTACATAGTGAGAAGACACGTTATGGCCAGGGTACGTTTCCGTGGGAGCTTCGTGCCAGAGGTGTAAATGACCTAGCAGACTTTACCCCAGAACTAGATTGGGAGACCTTGCGTGTTAATATGAAACAGTATGGTGTTCGCAATGCTACACTAATGGCCATTGCTCCAGTGGAGTCTAGTTCAGTTGTAATTAATTCAACTAACGGTATTGAAATGCCAATGAGTTTGATTAGTGTGAAAGAATCAAAAGCAGGAAGTTTTGTGCAGGTTGTTCCTGAATATCATAAACTGAAGAACAAATATCAAATGATGTGGGATCAGAAAGACTGCGATGGTTATTTAAAAACCAGTGCAGTGTTAGCGGCCTATGTTGATCAAAGCATTAGTACAAACACATTTTACAATCCAGCACACTTTGCAGATCGTAAAGTGCCAACTACATTAATTGCTAAAAATCTAATGCAAGCACACATGTGGGGGCTCAAGACATTCTATTACAGTTTAATTAATAAACAAGGTAGTAAACAAGTTGCAGAAATTGCTCCAGAACAAACCCAAGTGAATGGCGTACAAGTAAATGGTTATCACCTTGAAGAACTGGAGGACGACTGCGAGTCGTGTAAACTATGAGTAAAGCACAATACAACCTAAACACCAAGACAGATTATCTCAATCGTAAGATGTTTTTGGATCCAGCAGGGCCAGTTACCATACAGAGATTTGAAGAAGTAAAATACAAAAAGATTGCAGACTTTGAAGCAACGGCACGTGGTTTCTTTTGGCAACCAGAAGAGATCAGCCTAACCAAAGATTCAAACGACTTCAAAGATGCTAGTGAATCTATTAAACATATCTTTACTAGTAACTTGTTACGTCAAACAGCATTGGACAGTTTGCAAGGCCGTGGACCTAGTCAAATCTTCATGCCAGTAATCAGCTTGCCTGAACTGGAAGCACTAGTATACAACTGGACATTTTTTGAAACTAACATTCATTCAAAAAGCTACAGTCATATTATACGTAACATCTATAACGTGCCCAAGGATGTGTTTAATACCATCCATGACACTAAAGAAATTGTGGACATGGCATCAAGTGTTGGAGAACACTATGAAAGGTTACATCGAATTAACTGTATGAAAGAAATGGATGGATCAGTTAATGAGAAAGAACACATTAAAGCAATCTACATGGCATTGCATGCCAGTTATGCTTTAGAGGCATTCCGCTTTATGGTCAGTTTTGCTACCAGCCTGGCCATGGTAGAAAACAAAATCTTTATTGGTAACGGCAATATCATCAGTTTGATCCTGCAAGACGAACTGTTACACAAAGGCTGGACTGCTTATTTGATTAATCAAGTTGTGAAAGAAGATGTTAGGTTTGCCGAAATCAAAGCAGAATGCGAACAAGAAGTGTATAATTTGTACATGGACGTTATTCGTGAAGAAAAAGATTGGGCAACTTATTTGTTTAAGATGGGACCAGTGATTGGGCTCAATGCCAATATCCTGCGCGACTTTGTGGACTACACCGCAGTGGACGCTCTTAAACAAATTGGTATCAAGTACAACAACCCAGCACCAAAGTCAACTCCAATACCGTGGTTTAATAAACACACTGATACCAGTAAGAAACAAACAGCACTACAGGAAAGCGAAAGCACAAATTATGTTATTGGAGTAATGAGTGAAGCATTGGACTACGATGACTTGCCAGCACTATAAAAAGAGAAAAAGATGATCACAGTATATTCAAAAAACAACTGTCCGTTTTGTGACAGAGCAAAGGCACTATTAGAAAGCAAAGATGTTCCATTTAAAATAATTAAGATGGAGGAAAACTCCGGCGCACGAGAGTTTCTAATGGAGCAAGGACTACGTTCAGTTCCACAAATTTTCAAGAATGGGGTTCTCATACCAGGCGGCTTTCAAGGTCTAGCTGACAAAGACGAAGATTTTTTCAACACACTAAAGGTATAATATGTTTATTTCAAAAGGTTTCTCAGAAGGTGAAGTGGTCACACTCAAACTAACAAGCGGCGAAGAAATTGTTGCCAAGCTAGTAGAAGACGGTCCATTACACTACAAATTAAAAAACCCGCAGGTTATTGGTATGGGTCCAAAAGGTCCAGGATTGATGCCTTACTTGTTCACAGTTAATCCCAATACTGAGATCAAACTGCAAAAGTCTACAGTCACAGTGGCCGAAGCAACAGACGAACAGTTTGCCAAACAGTTCATTGAAAGCACTACTGGTATTGCACTGGCATAAGTATTAGCATGCCAGCAATTGCTCGAAACGGAGATCCAACCACAACTGGACACGGTTGTGATGGAACAACCACGGTCACTGGCCCTACAGGTGCTGGTGCTCAAGTGTTCGCTAATGGCATTGCTATTGAGTGTATTGGTAATCCAACTGCCTCCCATACCATAAATGGTGGTCCACGGGGTAGTTGTATTCCCCACCCTGCTGTTATCAATGCAGGATCGGGCAATGTGTTTGTAGGCGGAATTGGAGTTGCCAGAGTAGGCGATAGTACAGACGGCGGAGCCATTACTGCCGGATCACCAAACGTTATAGCCAATTAAATAGACATTTATTTTCTATCCTGTTACAGTAGATATAAGTACTCTGTACTTCATATAAAGGAAACAAAATGGCTACAAATAAACACGCAGAATTCACAGCAATCGTAGAAGCAATGGAAGCAGACTTTGAAAAGTTTTATGACAAGGAAGTTGGCGCTGCCGGCACCCGTGTACGTAAACATTGTCAAGATTTGGCCAAGTTGTGCAAAGAAACTCGTAACGATGTTACCGCAGTTAAAAACGCACGAAAAGAAGTAAAATAATAGTATAAATACTGTATGGCATACAGCGACAAGGTCATCGACCATTACGAAAATCCACGCAATGTAGGTTCATTTGAAAAAGATGATCCTACAGTTGGTACCGGTATGGTTGGTGCACCGGCCTGCGGTGATGTAATGAAACTACAAATAAAGGTGGAAGATGGCATTATCACAGATGCGAAATTTAAAACTTACGGATGTGGCTCTGCAATCGCTAGCAGTTCGCTCGTTACTGAATGGGTCAAGGGCAAAACGCTGGAGCAAGCAGGAAGCATTAAGAATAGTGAGATTGCAGAAGAACTCGCACTACCGCCAGTCAAGATTCATTGCAGTATACTTGCGGAAGATGCTATCAAAGCGGCAGTAAATGATTATCGTAACCGACACAGCAAGTAAAAAGATCAAGCAAAATCTTGAAAAGCGTGGGAAAGGTGTTGGTATACGCATAGGCGTAAGGACTACTGGATGCAGTGGGCTAGCATACACTATGGAATATGTAGATGAGTATTTGGCAGAAGTTGGAGTAACCAATTTTGCTCAAAAAGATTTTGTTGTATTAATAGATGCTAAAAGTTTAGCTTATCTAAATGGCTTAACTATGGATTGGGTCCGCAACGGACTAAATGAAGGTTTTGATTTCATCAATCCAAACGAACGTGACCGTTGCGGTTGCGGCGAAAGTTTTCGAGTATAAAATCCTTTGACATAGTTCAATTTTACTAGTATAATACTAGTATTGTTATAACTTTTGGAGTTTAAATTGAGTATGCATTTAGAAGGTCCGTGGCTTAGTACCACTGGCAAAAAGAAAGGCAAAAAGAAATTTGCTTCGGCAGAACATGCAAGAAAGGCTAGAGATTTGGATGAATCGTGGAAAGACTTGCTTAGGCGGCAAGGTGTTGAACAGGACGAAAAGAAACGTACTCGTGCTATGAGCGCACCCAGTCTATCTAGTGTCTACAGCCTAAAGATTCCCGAAGGCCGTAATACCACTGCACACATCAAAAGTGTAGATACTGGTGGTAATGCTGTTCTTAAGCCAAATAAAGTTTATACAGGCACTATGGTAAAAGGAATTGCCACCATGCATAAAAGTAACGCAGTACCAGTTTTCAGTGATGAAGAGGCTATTGCGATATCCTCTATGCGTAGATAATTTAAAACTTATGCTTTTATACTCTACACATTGGCATAACTATATATTGTACCCCGAAAGGTTCGGGATCAAAGCAGTAAGGCTTTTAACGCACAAGGAGATGTATCGGAGCCATAATTTAACCATTGACGGAATTAGCGATTCCTGATCCAGCGTAAAGGAGATAACAACATGATACGCATCATAAAATTTGTATTATTCACTCTAGCACTTCTAGCAGTGACCTATGCAGGCTACAAGGTCGTAAATTATAAATTAGACCGTCTTAAAGAAGTCCGCATGAACGTAAGTCCGGTTACAGCCGAACTGAGACAAAAACAACTAGATTGTTTAGCTCGCAACATATATCACGAAGCCGGCGGAGAACCATTTGAAGGAAAAGTAGCGGTAGCTCAGGTTACTATCAATCGAGCAGAAAGCGGCCAATTCCCCAGCGACATCTGCCAAGTTGTCTATCAAAAGAATATTGTGTACGAAAAAGTACTGTGCCAATTTAGTTGGTACTGCGAAGGACCTAGTGTTAAGAAACCTATGAACGGTCCAGTATACACAGAAAGTATGGAAGTAGCCAAAAAGGTATTGTTGGAAGGATTTAGATTACCTTCCATTAAAGATGCACTTTACTTCCATGGGGATTATGTTAATCCCAAATGGGGCAAAAAGCCTGTGGCAAAAATCGGTCGTCATATTTTTTATAACTAGGATACACTATGAACATTGAACAATTTAAAGCTGGCATACACGATTTCTTTGACTTGAACTTGTGGGTCAAAACCATTAAAGAGAATGCGCCGCATTTGAGTGCAGAAACTATGGGATGGATTGCTGTGGTATTGCTACACCTTGCTACAGTACCCACAATGATTGCTGTACTAACAGGCTTAACTGAAAAGATGCCGCCTGTGGATATGGTATTGTTTAGTTGGGTTGGATTGTTTTGCTTGTTTATCAAAGCAACTATTCAAAAGGATCTACTAAACATCGTAACCATTGGATTTGGTTTTTTTGTACAAGCCGCACTTTTGGCTTTAATCGTATTCAAATAAATATTAGTATATGATTCTAGCTTGGTTACTACTTCTAACAGGTTTAATAATATCAGCAGTTGCAATCTATTACTCTGTAGTAGGGTTGACTGCTATATTTTCCGCGGCCGTAATTCCAATCATCATAATGGGATCGGCTTTAGAAGTAGGTAAATTGGTATGTGCAAGTTGGTTAAAAGCCAATTGGGAACGTGCTCCACGTTTCATGAAGTATTATATGATCACAGCAGTGCTGTTGCTAATGCTTATTACTTCAATGGGTATCTTTGGATTCCTAAGCAAGGCACACAACGATCAAAACTTGGTGTCAGGCGATGTTCAAAGTAAGATTGCTATCTATGACGAAAAGATCAAAACAGCCAAGGACAATATAGATGCAAACCGCAAAGCTCTTAAACAAATGGATGAAGCTGTGGACCAAGTCATGGGCCGAAGCAGTGATGAAAAAGGTGCGGAAAAAGCAGTTCAAATTAGACGTAGTCAGCAAAAGGAACGTGCAAGGCTTCAGTCTGAGATCACAGCCGAACAGAAAATTGTTGCCGCCGTTAGCCAAGAGCGTGCTCCAATCGCGGCAGAAGTACGCAAGGTTGAGGCAGAAGTAGGTCCAATCAAATACATTGCCAAGTTCATCTACGGCGAAAAAGGCGAAGATGAAAACATGTTAGAACAAGCAGTAACATGGATAATCATAATAATTGTTGTTGTGTTTGATCCACTAGCAGTTATCATGTTGTTGGCCGCACAGATGACTTTTGGATGGAAAAAGGATGAAGACGAACACCTTTTACACACAACTGTACCACACACAGAAACTCCAGTATCTGTTGCCAATGTGGATGAACCTATAAACGAAGTAGAAGAAATTACATCGACACACACAGAAGAAGTTCCAAGCGAAACACCGTCGACTGCACTAGGAGGTGATATAACAGCGCCGGAGGAAAAGCCAGCAGAAATGGTAGAGGATATACCATTAGAGCAATGGAACAAAATGATTGAAGAGGCCGAGAAAGAAGTTGAAAAGGAAGTAATTGAGAAAGAAGCTAGAAAGTATCAAATTATTCCTGAACTTCAAAAAGAACTAGATAAAGATCAAGGAACACAGTTTCCATATAATCCAGTTGAAGGCCAAGTCTTCACTCGCATAGACTTTGATACTCCAAGGGAATTTACTTTTAACGGAAGTCAGTGGGTTGATTCTGTGTCTTATTATAATCAAACCAGAATACGCCCCGACTTGACAGAAGTTATTGAACCAGAAGATTCAAAAAAAAAGACTTATATGATCAAGGACCCTACGGGTCACATACAAGTGAAGAGCAGATAGGCTATGTTCAAAACGCAGAACAATCAAACAATTCGCTTTGGACAAAAATTAAAAAGAATACTATATGAATTTAGGAAAAATAACCTTAATTACGCCACCAGATAAATTGTTTAACATGAATTTAAGCTATTTGCTAGTTAAACCTAGCAACTATGTTAAAGAACAGTTTCAAACAATTCTAAGTCAAAGTATTGATGATATCAACGTTTTTGTGTTTGATAACGAGGATCACGATATTGGCTGGATGTTGAGCATTGCTCAACAAGTAGAAGTTATCATTTTGGATATCGATAATTGCGATCCAATTACCAAACAGTTTTCTACATTTTTACTAGCACAAGCCAACACACATTATATCACTAAAGATGATACCACTCCATTTAATCTGATAAGTAAAAATCGCATATATAATCTGGACTGGATTGTGGATCAAATTAAAAACTACGAAGAGGACGAAGACGATGATGTACAAGAAGAGTAAGGGAACTGGTGTAACTGTCAAAGACGGTGAAAACATCAACCAAGCCTTGCGACGATTCAAACGTAAAATTGAGGACTCGGGCCTTTTGGACGACTTACGTGCCAAAGAATTTTACGAAAAACCAACGACAGAACGCAAACGTAAAAAAGGTGCGGCCAAAGCACGTTGGAAAAAGAAGCTCAGAGATCAGCAATTACCTAAGAAAATGTATTGACATCACAAGCTAAGTCTGTTATAATGTTTGTATGAATACTGACATTATGATAGATTTGGAGACTCTAAACACAACTCCTGACGCAACTATTCTTACAATTGGTGCTGTAAAATTTGATCCGTTTGGATCAGAAATTAAAGAACCCAAAATGGATAGTTTTTACTGTAGAGTAGACTTGGATAGTTGTGATAGAATTGGATTAACTACCAACGATGATACCATTGCTTGGTGGGCTAATCAAAGCAAAGAAGCGCAGGAAGCCGCGTTTGACCCCAACGATAGAATTGATATAGAAGAAGCATTTGCTCGACTGTATAAATTCTGCTGGGGCGCAAAGCGTGTTTGGTCAAACGGCAGTTGTTTTGACATTGTTATTTGCGAACATGTTTACCGTAAAATCAATCGTGCTATTCCTTGGAAATTTTGGGAAGTACGTGATGTACGCACAGCATTTGATTTAGGCATCAACCCCCAACGTCCACCAGTCACAGCCCATCATGCTCTAGAAGATGCGTGGAATCAAGCTGTTGGTATTCAAAATGTCTACAACACTTTGCGTACCAGCACAACCAGCGGTGGAACATACATCGCACCATTTGCAAATCAAAGGTAAAATATGGATAGTCAAACTAAAGAAGTAATGGACATTCTCCAAGAAGAGTGTGCTGAAGTTATACAAGCGGTAAGTAAGATCAGCCGCTTTGGTCTGAACAATTTTAAGCCAGGTAAACCTAAAACTAACAGGGAACACTTGGAAGAAGAATTGGGCGATATGCTAGCAATGATTGATATCTTGCACAGCATGGATATTGTATCCTATACCAATATCGAACGTGCCCAAGAAGCCAAAATTGAAAAACTAAAAAAGTGGTCAAATATTCAGAATTTAGAGAATATCTGAGATAAATAAAT